TCTCTTGAGAAATATATTGACCATTCCATATCTTTTGAAGATGCGGAAGAGTCGGTATCTCATCTGCACCAGATTGTTCTAGACATAGAAGAAAAAGTAGAGCTAGAGCAGCCCCAGGAAAGTATGCAACGTATTTCCCTGTTCCCAGCAGAAGAGGAATTGGATAAGTACCTGCCCCTCGGTTTGAACACCGCGTTTGACGAAGAGTTCAAGTTTTCTCCCCGAGACTTGATTCTTGTCGGGGGTCGCCGCGGGGCAGGGAAATCCATTACGTGCTGTAACATTGCTAATACGGTTTACGAAAGTGGAAAGTCGGCAATCTATTTCACAATCGAGATGGATAGTCGAGAAATTCTACAAAGATGTTGTTCAATATCTACAGGCATTTCTCATGAGAGAATACGAAAGAGAAATCTTAGTATTCTGGAGTGGGAGAAAGTCGCGGCTTGGTGGGCAAGTCGTTTTGTGGATGGGCAAGATAAATTGATTGAGTATCAGGAGCATCGAGACTTCGATCGTCTACACTACGAACTCAAAACTAACTGTGAGCTTCTCCCGACTCAACAGTTAGACGTAGTCTACGATGCTTCTCTTACTTTGTCAAAAATTCGAGCCGAGCTTGATAAAAAGATAAAAAGCGCAATGAATGTTGGTGTAATCATTGTTGATTATATCAACCAAGTAAAACGTTCCAATCTTCCATCACGCGCAGGTCAGTATGACTGGACTGAGCAGATAGAAGTAAGTAAAGCATTGAAGTCAATGGCTCAAGAATATGAAGTACCAGTTTACAGCCCGTATCAGATAGATGCCACCGGCGAAGCTCGCTTTGCAAAAGGTATTCTTGACGCGGCAGATGCAGCGTTTACAATTGATACGTGGAAAACAGAAGATGCGATTATGACATTTAACTGTACTAAAATGAGAAGTGGCAAGATGGGAACATTCACTTCTTTTATGGACTGGGAAACTTTAAAAATAGGGCCAGAGTCAGCACTGACACCAGACGAAAGGGAGGAAGAGGCCCACAAAACTGGTGAAGAAATTAACGACATCTAAAAATAGTTCTTGACACTCCTGCTGATTTTTGGTATAATATATCTTCAATTGGCAGGAGTTTTTTTATGGGGATGATATATGGATCAATGGGTCACACTATCTCAGGCAGAAAGAAGAAAGTTACTCGAAGAAAAGCTAAAGTCTATGCGCGAGGGGTTCCCGAAAACTCTTCGCAGCCTTATCGACGAGAGACACCCAACTACCCAAGCTGCACCAGTACAGCTGGAGTTGCCGCTCGAGTGGAATCGCCACGTTACACCGGAACCCTTGTTAAAGGTATCGGAACCATGCATAAGTCCAATGCCGTACCTATTATAGATGAACAACAAATGAAAGAACTAGCGAGTATGAGACGATGAAAACTATTGGATTTTGGATATACGACACCTATAACTTCTTTTTTAACTTGAAGTATAATCCTTTGCGTCATATTCCAAATGCTTTTACTCAGTATATACTAATGTTCTATTTATCGGTAATGTGGACAGTTGTATTTACTCTTGCAATGGGACATAGTATATACTTTGGCATTGGAAGTGTCGGAGGACATTTGCTTATTATTAGTGCTTTTTTTATTACTGCACTTACATTTCAAGATGCAGAAAAGAATGGACACTTGTGGGTAAAGCGTACCACCCTGCCAGAAGTTAAAAATCGACGATGCATTTGGGATTTGGAGAAAGAAGGATGAGTTTAGCACCTAGAGTAGAGGTTAAAGTTGGCCCCTACTTTGATATACTAGAAGTAGCAATGGCAGAGCAAAATATTGAACTGGCAGAAACAATGCTGGCTCGTATATCTCCGTATTTTCATCTGTTAGACGATGAGCATATTGACTATTATCATGGCTGTCAGTATGCAATTGAAGAAAACATGGTTCATTGTTTTGCAGAAGGCTACGATGAAAATGAGTACGACGAACCAACCGAATATGATGAATGGCAATCTTTTGACTCGGACTGTTAGTGAACGTAGAAGAATTATTACAATCTAAACAAGTACATTATATTCCTAAAGGCAAAGATTATGTAGTATCCTGTCTTAGTCCGGAACATGATGACAGCAATCCCAGTATGCGAGTTGATCAAATTACTGGTATTTTTCATTGTTTCTCTTGTGGGTACAAGGGAAATTTATTTGTGCATTTTGGAGAAAGGGCAAGTTTTCTACACTTACGCAGGGAACTTGTCAAGAAAAAAATACGTGAAAAGAGAGCTGAAAGTGTGGGCTTGCCCTTTCCCCCAAGTGCATTACCTTACGTTGGTAACTGGAGAGGTATTAAACCAGAAACCTATCGTAAGTTTGAAGCTTTTCAAGACCATGAAGCTTTTATAGGTCGAGTAGTCTTTCCAATTCGTGACATATCTGGAAAAATTGTAGCATTTAATGCTCGACACATGACTGGAGGTACACCAAAGTATCTCATTAGTCCTCCTGGGGCACGAATGCCCCTGTATCCTTCAAAAGTAACTCCGATACAGGGCAGTGTTATTCTCGTAGAAGGAATCTACGATATGATAAATCTGCACGATAAAGGATTAACAAATGCAGTTTGCTGTTTCGGTACAAGGAATATTAACGAAGATAAGTTATCCATTCTTCGATTACAAGGAGTTGAGCGAGCAGTAATCTTTTTTGATGGAGATGAAGCGGGTCAGAATGCCGCAGTAAAAGTTCGAGAAATGTGTGAGAAAGTAGATTTGCTAACTGCAAATGTAAACATACCTGACACAGATCCAGGTGGACTAACAGAAGGACAAGTAGGTAAATTAAGAAAGAAACTATACGCATAGGAGTATGCATATGACGAGCCCAAGGGTCGCTCTAATAGAGACCAAACCAAGTAAAACAGATTTTAGCTATGAATTCGGTGGAGCTTTTGACTTTGATCAGTTTCAATTATGTTCTGATCCTACAATCAAAAAAGTACTGAAAAGAGATTGTGATATACAGATTGATACGAATTTGTATGATTGGATTATTCTTGTAGGGTCAGATGCCCTCAAGTATTTTACCAAGATTAACTCTGTTACAGAGTATTCCGGCAAGAAGGTTGAAGGTAAGTTCTTGCCCGTTATTAATCCTGCTATGCTTGCTTTCAAACCTGAAGCAAGAAATACGTGGGAATCCTCAAAGGATAATATCATTTCCTATATTAGAGGGGAAATCGAAGAGGTTATTATAGATGATAGCATTGCATTCGGTATTCAAGACACAGAACAAGCAAATCAGTTCATTAAAGATGCGATTAAGCACCCGTGTAAGTATATTGCTCTCGACTCCGAGACCACAGGACTTTATCCACGTAACGGCCATATGCTTGGCCTCTCTCTTTCATACGATGGGCTAAAAGGCGCTTATATTGATACTGATTGCTTTGATGAAGATACAGAGCAGTTACTGCAGCAGTTATTTGACAGTAAAACTGTAGTATTTCATAATGCTAAGTTTGATATGGCATTCTTCGAGTATCATTTTAATTTCAAGTTTCCTAGCTTCGAAGACACCATGCTTCTTCACTATCTTATTGACGAGAATCCTGGTGGACATGGACTAAAGCAGCTATCTTTGAAGTATACTCCATATGGAGACTACGAAAAGCCAATGTATGATTGGATTGAGCAGTATCGTAAAGAACGTGGCATATTAAAAGGAGACTTTCGTTGGGAGTGGATTCCTTTTGATGTAATGAAAACTTATGCAGCAATGGATGCTGTATGTACTTTTCTTATTTATGAAAAATTTGTAAAGATTAAGCAGAACAAGAAGCTGGCATGGGTATACGATAATATTCTTATCCCAGGTTGTAGATTTCTTACTGATACACAAGACAATGGTGTGCCTTTTGACTTTGACCGATTAGAAAAGTCCCAGGTTTTGATGCAGCAAGATATTGATAAAGCTATTGAAACTTTGTATGAAAATCCAAAGATTCGTAAATTTGAAGAAATTCAAGGCAAAGACTTTAACCCAAATAGTACAATGCAACTTCGTAAGCTACTATTTGACATGTTAGGATTACGTCCTACAGGTAAGAAAACTGGCACAGGTGCCGACTCTACAGATGCGGAAGTGTTGAAGGAGTTGGAGTCTCAATCAGAAGTACCTGGACTTATTCTAGATATTCGTCAAAAGTCTAAAATCAAGAATACTTATCTTGATAAAATTATTCCTCAGCTCGATAGAGATAGTCGTCTGAGAACAAACTTTAATCTACATGGCACGACTTCTGGCCGGTTATCAAGTAGTGGTAAGTTGAATATGCAGCAGCTGCCTCGTGATAAT